CGGCGGTGAGGCGCGACGCCTCGTCGAACCGGAAGATCCCGGCCAGCGCGCTGGATCGTGCCTCCCGGAGCGGGCGCCCGAGGGCGTCCTCTGGGGCACCGCCGTCGCCCTGCGAAGGAGCGCCCCCGAGGGCGGTGGAATGCGCATACATCTCCAGCCGGAAACCTTCCTCGGCGTTCCCCGCCTTGTAGTTGTTGATGGCTTCCAGGAACTCGTCCTCGGACTTGATGGCGGATCTGTCTATGCCGCCGTCCGGCCTGGTCTGGACCCGATAGCCGATCAGGTCGGGGAGGACGATGAAATCTCCGGTGGAGGGGTCCATGGAGAAGCGGAGTTCCTTCCCCTGCACCGACTCGCCATTGGCCAGTCTCGCGCGCCCCCCGCTGTCGATGACCAGCGCGCGGTCCTTTTTCTCCTGGTCGGAATAGGCGATTACGCTGAGCACCGGGTCATTGAGGTCCAGGCCAAAGAGCTTCGAATAGTCGAGAGAGGCGCCGTTGAACTCGCCTCCGTACAGGGCGGGATCCGGCTTCTTGGAAAAGTAGAAATCCGGTTTCTGGTGTGCGGCCAGCACCCCGCGCGCCTCCGGCTCGCCCGCAAGGTCGGCGGAGATGGTGCCGCTGCGCGCAAATCTCGCTGCCAGTTCAAGCCCGACTTTTTGGGGCTGCCGGGGACGGATCTGCTTTTCCTTCTGCGGCAGCGCGCCGGTGTTCTTCCGGACGGAGGGGTGGATTCCCGATGCGTCGCGTGACGGACCGGCCGGCGGCGATGCCTGGGTCGTGGGCGATGTCGACGCCCGGGAAGTGCCGTCGGTTTCCGTTTTCTGCCGGGACGGGGACACGGAGATTCTGAGCACGGCAGCCCCCACCGGTTCTCGACTTGGATGGGGTCCAGCTTAGCCACGAGGAGTCGCCGGAGCGATGCCGTTCCCGAACATCCGGCTGGCTTTCCGAACTTGCCCTCGCTGCATCCACGGACGCCGCGGCGCGAGGGTAAAGTGGGCCCCGAGGCGCCGCGCGCTGGAGCCCGCATGGTGCGTATGCGCTGGATGTTTGGAGCGGATCGGCGAGACCCTACTGATCGCCGTCATGCGCGCGCACGTTGCCAGCAGGTTCGGCGACCAAGTTGACCTTCCCTAAACATCAGTTATCATCGCGCGCACTTCCACGCGAACGCTACTGGCCAGCAAGCCGGCTCTCTGACACCGCCAACAGCCGCGAGGCTTGATCCCTGCAAGACAGGGCGCAACAGTCAGAGGGAACCCGCGTCTACACACAAGCCGCCCACTGAGGCGGCTTTCTCGTTTCTGGCTCGCGCCGAATGTCGGGCGCGAGATCAGACCACCGCCGGCCAGTAACCCCAGCAGGTGGAGACCGGACAGACCGGCCAACCGGGCGACGCGCTTGCCGGACGCGCACTCTCAAGCCCAACAAACCAACCAAGTAGCGCCGGGCCGGCGCATGCCGTGCGGCAGGGCGAACGCCTGGCGCCCGCGGTTAGGCCTCGTCCGAAATGGAGCCGGAAAGCGTAACCGGCAAACACACTGCGGGCTGGGGAACCGGCAACCCGCTGGGCTCATAACCCAGAGGCACCACGTTCGATTCGTGGGCCCGCAACCATCGCCCCCAAGGTAGCCGGTAACCTGAACCGGGGCAGCAGGGGCAAGTGCTGCCATCCATTGCCTGTATCACGGCAGGCCATCAGGGCACCGTGGGAGCGCAGCCGCCCAGCACCAGTGGTGCAGACGCATGGGAGGCAGCCTATGGCATGGAGCAAGGTGTCGCGCCACGCCCGCGGATATGGGTCAAGGTGGGAGAAGGTCAGGAAGCTGGCTCTCGAACGAGACCGATACCTCTGCCAGGAGCACCTGCGCAAAGGCCGCGTGGAGCCGGCGACCGAGGTGGACCACATCATCAGCAAGGTGAAGTGGGTCGAACTGCATCACACCGATGCCGGCGATGACGACCTCACCAACCTCCAGTCGCTGTGTCATGCCTGCCACGTCGAGAAGACTGCGGCCGAGAAGGGCTACAGCACGAGAAAGCGAATAGGCCCTGACGGCTACCCGGTCGACGAGTAGGCCCCAATAAATCGAAGCCCCGGCAGCGCGCTAACGCTCCGGGGCTTCTGACCTTCTGCACCTGGTCGGAGATGCAAATGGCTGACGAATTGTATCGGCGGCTTGGCTGCGTGATTTGCTCGTTGCCTGTCCCGACCGTCATTCGCAAGGCGAGGCTCTACTGCTCCGCCAAGTGCAACGGCATTGCGCAAGACCGAAAGCGCCGCACTAGGACATTGCCCGAGCACCTTGCCCACGTCCGCAACCCGGCGCACTACTTCACCTGCGAGTGGTGCAAGAGGGAAAGTCATCGGCCGCTTGGCGGCAAGGCCCACAAGAAGGGCTCGGGCAATCGCTGGTGTTCAAGGTCATGTCAGGCCGCCCATGTAGCAGCTACCAAAAAGGCCCCATGGTGCGCGTTCTATACAGGGTACTGCGCGGCATGCGGTGAGGCAGTGACGGGAAGGCGGGCGATAGTCAGGTGTGCCCCATGCGAGCGAGAACGGATTCGCGAGAGCATGGTGGTAGCTGCTCGCGCACTACATGTTGCATCAGCCAAAGCGTACGCGTGCCAGGACTGCGGCATTCGGTACTGCCCACTCTATGGCGCGTACATGCGTGACGTCTGCCCTAACTGCGTTGAGGCGCGCGCCCGAAGCGCGAATCGTGTCGCTCGTGTTCGCAGAAAGGCGCTTCAACGCGGAGTCACAGTGGAGTCGGTCAACCCGCTCGTGGTGTTCGAGCGTGACATGTGGGCCTGCTATCTGTGTGGCGGTGCCGCTCCTCAAGTGCTGAGAGGCACGCTGTATGACGATGCCCCAGAACTGGAGCACGTTGTACCGCTCGCGAAGGGTGGCTCGCATTCATACGCGAACACGAGGTGTGCACATCGAAGGTGCAACCGGGAGAAGTCAGACACACTCTTGACGTCGAGCATGGGTCGTGGGGTGGGGTAAATCGCTTTTGAGCTTGGCCAAAGTTCCGACTGCTGCCTTTCGTCATATTGCTTGCCCACAAAACGCCATGAAAAAGCCAAAGTCTGACACCGCTTCCGCAGCCGTCCAGGCGATGGTGGACGCGGCGAAGGGTCCGCTCCAACCACCCTCGCACGTCAAGTTGCGCCCCCAGGATCTGCCTTTTTGGGCCGGCGTTGTGTGCGCGCGCGCGAGGGACGAGTGGTCGGAAGCTGACCTGGTGGTCGCTGCGCAGTTGGCGCGGTGTCAATGCGACATCGAGCGGGAACAGGTGCAGGTCGACGCAGAAGGCAGCGTGGTCGAGAACGGGCGCGGGACCAAGGTGATGAACGCCAGGGTGACCGTTTTGGAGCAATTGGCGCGTCGCGAGATGGCCCTGATGCGCACGCTGCGCATGGGCGGTCGGGTCGCGGGGGATGCCAGGGATGAGGCTGGTCGCCGCAAGATCCAGCGCGGCGCCGAGAAGGCGCGCGCGGAGATCGAAGACGACGAACTGCTGGCGGATTGAAAAAACGGAGCCGGGGAGAGAAGGTCTGCGCCTTCATCGAAACCTATTGCCTGACCCCGGAGGGTGACCACATCGGGCAGCCGATGAAGCTGGAGAAGTTCCAGCGCAAGTTCATTCTCGAGATCTACGACAACCCGTACACGACGCACAGCGCGTACCTGTCGATCGCGCGCAAGAACGGAAAAACGGCGCTGATCGCGGCGATCCTGTTGGCGCACCTCGTCGGACCGGAGGCGGTGCAGAACTCGCAGATTGTGAGCGGGGCGCAGTCGAAGGACCAGGCGGCCGTCATCTTCGAGTTGGCCCGCAAGATGATAGACATGAGCGACCGGCTGTCGCAATTAGTCCGGATTCAGCCCAGCGGGAAGAGGTTGGTCGGCATCGCCAGGAACGTTCTGTACCGGGCGCTGGCCGCGGAAGGCAAGACGGCGCACGGTCTCTCGCCGATCCTGGCCATCCTCGACGAGGTCGGTCAGGTCACCGGGCCGACGGACAAGTTCGTGTCGGCGATCACCAGTGCGCAGGGCGCATACAAGAACCCGCTGCTGATTGCGATCAGCACGCAGGCGCCGACCGATGCCGATATGTTCTCGACGTGGATTGATGCGCAGTCCGCGGCGCCCGACCCGCGGGTCGTGTGCCACGTCTACGCCGCCCCGGAGGACTGCGCGATGGATGACCAGAAGGCCTGGGCCGCGGCGAACCCAGCGCTCGGGAAGTTCCGGTCGGTAGCCGACGTGGAGAAGCAGGCCAAGGCGGCTATGCAGATGCCGGCCAACGAGCCGGAGTTCCGAAATCTAATCCTGAACCAGCGGGTCGAGATGGCCTCGCCCTTCGTCGCGCGGTCGGTGTGGAAAGCGAACAGCGCCGCGCCGGGCCCGATCGACGGCCGGAAGGTTTGGGCGGGGCTGGACCTCTCTGCCGTGAATGACCTAACCGCTCTTGTCGCAGTGGACGAAACCGGCGGCGTGCATTCAGCGTTCTGGCTACCGCACGAAGGTTTGGCCGAGAAGGCGCGAAAGGACAAGGTGCCCTATGACCTCTGGGAGAGGCAAGGGCACTTGAATACCACCCCAGGCAAGGCCATCGAGTACGAGTTCGTGGCCGAGCACCTGCGCGGGTTCTTCGATCGGTGCAGCGTGCAGGCGCTCGGGTTCGACCGAGCGCTGATGAATTTTCTGTTGCCGTGGCTGGTGAAGGCCGGCTTCAGCGAAGCAGAGCTCGAGTTGTTCAAGCCATTCGGCCAGGGCACGTTGTCGATGACGCCGGCTCTCCGCGAACTCGAAGTGAAGCTGCTGAATACGCAGCTCCGTCATGGAGATCACCCCATCTTGAACATGTGCTCACACAACGCGGTGGTGGTCGGTGATTCCGGCGCCCGCAAGTTCGACAAACACAAAGCCCGCGGCCGAATCGACGGAATGGTCGCGCTCGCCCAGGCCGTGGGCGTCATGCCGCATGACGTAACGACGGCCGAGCCGTCCGTTCGTTGGCTCTGATGAACTTTCAGCCCCTCGCCGGCGCGCGCGCCGTGTGGAACGCGTTGCGAGTGCGGTTCGGCCAGCCGACCCGCCGCTACATGGGCGCCAGCAGTGCAGGCGTTCGGGTGTCGCATGTCACTGCGATGCAGGTCGCCGCGGTGTGGGCGTGTATCGACGTCATCGCAGCGGCGCTGTCGTCCAGCGACTGGAATGTCTACGCTGGCCTG